AAGGAAAGTGCAGATTCAGAAAACAAACAGGACGCACCAAAACCTAAGACAAAAAACGAAAAGATAAAAATGTTACTCGCTATGAAAGCAATCGAACTGACAAAGAAACTTGAGAAAGAAGTCAGTATAGAACAGAACATGGTGATACAACGTCAACTACTCGCACTGATTTCGTATGTGCCAGGATTTGACTACAACGAAAAAGAGAACAAAGACGGTAATTTCTATCCACCAAAACCAACTGTAGACCATGCGTTTGCAAGGTGGTTCTTGAATGACCCCAACTTTGACACAATGGAAAACTTACAATACCCAAATATAGACTAGGAGAGAGAAATGGCCGAAATAGAATACGGTGGAATTAAAGTAGGGGGTTCAAAACTTCTACTCATCCTTCCCCTCATTGGTACACTTGGTGGTGGACTATGGGCAGGATTTGAATTTTATAAAGACTACATGGATATGAAGGAGCAAATCCAAAACTACGTTGCTCCAGACTTATCAGAGTTTGACAAACAACTTGCAGTGATTCAAGAAGAGATGAAAGTAACTAAAGAAGAGGTTCTTATCATTCGTGATTCAATCGGTGAACAGGTACAGTTCATGCGTGACACAAAACACGACTTGAGAGATGACTTAGTTCGTATGGAAAAGATACTGGACAAGGTTGAGAATGACATTGATGCAGTAGAAGATGAGGCAACTGCATTGATGGACAGATCAAAGAAAGATACCAGAGATATGATTGTGGATGCGAACAATCGTTTCAACGACAAGATTGATGGTATGGAAGGTTATGTCAAAAGAGAATTGCAATCATTAGAAGATGAATTGAATACTAAATTGACAAAGGCGCTAGATAACCCACTCGCAAACAGATAAATAGAAGTGAGTGATTTGAGAACCATTCTTATTATTGATATATCATAGTCAACTAAAGAGAGAGACTAATGATAGATCCAATATCGGCCCTCGCAACTGCGACTAGTGCTTTCAACCTTATCAAAAAAGGTTTCAGTGTCGGTCGTGACGTAGAATCTATGGGCAAAGATTTGGGGCGCTGGATGGGTGCCATGTCTGACCTTAAAAAGGCACATGAGTACACACAGAAACCACCCCTCTTCAAAAAAATATTTCAAGCAGGCTCTGTTGAGGAAGAAGCCATGGCGGCGTTCATGGCGAAGAAGAAAGCAGAGGATATGCGTGATGAACTCAGGCAACTAATCTCATTTACGAGAGGCCCTTCTGCATGGCAAGAGCTCATCAACATGGAAGCACAAATTCGTAAAGACAGACAGAAGGCAATTTACGACCAGAAAGAAAGACGAAGAAAAGCGATTGAGTATACTCTGGCAGGGGTATTGATACTCATTGCAAGTGTTGGGTTAATTGCGTTGTTCTGGTTTATTATGAAAGCAAAAGGAATGATTTGATGGTATTGTTATTTGTTTGCACACTTGTACTTGCTCTGATAGGTTTGTTGGGGTATCTGGTATGGATGGATGAACAAATATACAATCCACCTAGAATACCAGAGACAGATCAAGAACGTGCTGTTCGTGATATAAAGGAAAGAATCAAAGTCGCAGAGTGGCGATTCAAAAAACTAATTGGTGAACAATGATACACGCTTTCATGTTGGTAGTTGTTCTAGGAACAGGTGACGAAAGAAAAGTCCAACCGAATCCTATGATTTTCAGAAGTATAGATGTGTGTCTATACTACGCCAAACGTATACCAAGACAATATGGTAACTTCAAGTATAAGGATTATGTAGACCCAAAGGATAGGGTTACTTCATACTGCAAACCTGTCTATGTTCAAGACGGGCCGAATATTTACGATCACTAAAATCCAGAACTGGTTGCCGCTGTTGCAGCCGAACTAACGTCCTTGATTGGTACTGGAACTGCAACCTGTCCACCACCTCTATTCATCATTGCAAGTTCTCTAGGATGCATTCCTTGTTTTTGTTGGATGAGAGTAAGGTTCTGTTTCGCCTGAGCTCGTTCTTCTTGGGCCTCTGTACTAGATTGATTCAACGCATCCCCACGCATACGCTCTCGATTTCTTTCTAGTCTACGCTGTTGTCTCTGGAACTTATTAAGTTTCTCTGGTTCATACTTACCAGAACCAGAGAATTCAGATGCACCAGATTTTGCAGCGAGAGCCTGTTTGACAAAATCTCTATCTTCATCACTCAAGTCATCGTGATCTAAAATTGCTTGAAGTTGTTTTTCAGATGCGCCTGCAACCAGATTTCTATTGATTTCTGAATTGCCCAGTCTGTCATGGTCGTATAGTCCAGTTGCCTTTGCCTGTTCCAAACCATCCATTGCCTTGAACTCAGCAGAGTCTTGATCGACTTTCTTACCAAACAAGAAATCAACCACTGCTTCCGGCATAATGCCTGATGCAAGTCCTCTAACGTCAATGTCTAGTAGAGACTTGAAGAAGTCACCAATCTTACCAAATGTTTCGATAACAAAATCAGAAAGACGGAATGGTTCATTTGGATCACCAAATCCAAAGATATCTTTGATTGCATTAACCGCCAGATTGATTGGTGCATATATTAAATCTGCAATACTTCCAAATAAATTTAGAAAGGCCTCGGCGCTAAAATCACCAGAGAAAATTGCCTTAACAGAATCAATTACATCAGTTACCGTTTGTTTTGCAAACTGAAATAATGCCCAATCACCAAACATTTCTTCACCAAGTGCAAAGATATCTTTTACTGATTGGATAACGGTGTCGATTGTATCAGAATAGAATTTTCTAAGACTAAAATCACTACCATCTTCAGTTGACCAACCAAAAATACCCATTATCCAATTTACTGCCAAATCAACAGGTTTGAAGATAATATCTAGAAGTCCACCTTCACCAACTATTCCATTCCACATGGATGTAAGCGTACCTACAGGGTCAGTGAATATACCTACAACCCCATCATATAAGTCTACGAAAAATCCTTTGATACTTGTCCATGTGTCATCAATAAATCCACCAATCGCACCGAATACGGAATCTGTTTGTTCTAATCCAAACAATCCAGCGAATAGATTTACAACACTGGTAATAAGATTGTCTACAGTGTTCATAAAGAATGTTCCAAGTCCACCAATGAGTTTGGAAATACCGCCAAGAATATCACCGTTCTTGAAGTCTGTGATTGCAAGTCCGATATCCTCAAAAAGTACACCAATATCTTCAAACAGTGCAAATATTGCCTTTAGTCCTACATCCCAGATTGGTTTCAGTACATTGTCGTAAACTGCAACTAGGGCTGGTGCAATAGTATCTTGGAGAAGGGTTTTGAACTTTTCCCAATATGGACTGTTCATAAATGCAACAAAGGCTGCAAGAGCTCCACCAATAAGAAGTTTACTGAGAATACCTTTTAGTCCACCACCAAATGCACTTGCCTTTTCCTTGACTGCATTACCAAAAGTAGTAGCAACACCCACGATACCTTTTTCAATAGAGTTGATACCATTTAGAAGAGATTCTTGTAGTCTAAAGTTTTCTCTTCTTTCTTCAACTTGTTTTGCTGCATTACCTACCATTCCCTTGAAACCATCTGCCACCATTTTTATTGGTTGGAGAAGTGTAAGAGCAGGATTGTTCTGTTTAATCAATTCAGTCTGTTGATTTACAATAGACATTGTACCTTTTTGTGCTTGATACCTTGCCTCTTCTGCACTAAGACCCTGTTCTTGTAATTTTCTCTGTCTTGTGCCTTGCTCCATTATAGCAAACTTAACTTCATCAGAGTTCTTTGCACGTTCTCTTGCTTCTTCAGCAGCTCTTTCTTTACTTGCGGCAACGAGGGATTTGAACCCATCTGCCATAGTTTTGGTAAGACCCCTAAATTCTTCTTTATTGTTGTCAGCCATTGACTATTTCCTATTTCTTAGATGAGATTGCTTCTTTACCATAGAAGGCTGCAACAATCGCTGCAACGGATACAAAGTAAACTGCAGCCATATCACCTAAGATTTTGCCTGCTTGATCCAATCCTAACCATACTGCAATTACTACTGCAAATGGGTACAACAACATACCACTGAGAGCGAACCAAGCCATGTTTCGCTGGGCATCTTGTTTCTTATCTTCATTTTCCATATCACTACGCTTGTCAGCGAGTTCAATCATTCTTTCTTCACGCATCATTTCCTCATCACTTACTACACCGTCACCGTCAGTATCCAAGTGTGCATACTTGGAATCTATTTCTAATTTCTTTGCAGCCATCTCTTTCTCCCTAGACTATTTATTTACGCATCTGCGCTTGTCTTGCTCTTTCTCTTTCTTTTTCTTCTTCAAGATGTTGCATCAGAAGAGTAATGTAAATCTCCCTCTCCCATGGCATCATCTCTTCTATTTCAGTCAAGGAATAATTGTGATGTTGCATTAGTCCGAAATTCGTTTTGTAATAGTTTTCCAGACTATTATGAGAGAGGGCTATTAAAAAAAATCTTGCATCCCTTGAAGAACTACTTCACTCTCAACACCAGTTTTCGGATTTTTCACCTTGACTAAATGTTTCACTTTAGGCATTGTATCAAAGAAGGTTTGTACCTTCTGAAACTGTTCATGTGACATGGACTCAATAAACTCATCCAAGTCTGCCGGATCCATATCAACTTTCTCATACACATTGTTACTATCATATACCTGTCTTATACAGGATTTGATAACAGCAAATGTAGATTCAACCTCATTATCCATATCAACCTTTGTGACTGTATCTACCTTTGGGTAGTCCATAATCAGGCCAATCTCATCAGTCAATCTAATATTTGTATCGTGTGCCACTTCCTTGTGACACTGTACATCTTCTAGATTGATACTCACCTTTACTTTTGTTTCACCATCATCTGGACAGGTAACATTCAACTCAACTGTTTCACCTACAGATTTTGCTCTTAGTTGTAAGAACACATACTCTAAGTCAAATGTTGGAAGATTCCTTCCATTCACTTTATCAAAAGTACAGGCCTGAATTACATCCTGTACCACTCTCATTATATCTTCAGTCTTACTAGACTGTTGTGCTATCATCAACGCTTTTTCTTCTTTTACAAGAAACGGGCGATACTCAATCTTTTCACCTGTACTTGGGAGCGTCAACTCAAATTTCGCCGAGGCGAGTTTTGGTAATGCCATAATATTTCTCCTATTGCATTATTAAAGTCTAAAAATATTCCTTGCTCTATCTACAAACACACCAAACTGATCTAGTGATGCATTCCCAGATACAGCGGTTTGTCTTGATGGTTGTCTTATTGTTGATGACTCTGGACGATATGAAGAATTCACTGGTTGTCCTACACCATCAATATGGAAGTGTTCCTTGAACACAAACTCTACATTAATTCTACCTACGTCACTGGAGTCTTGTGCATACTCTACTGCACCCAAAGTCTTAGGGTAACACTCTGTCAGTTTCAAACCAGCAGTTCTTCTTTCACCCTTGTCCAGTTGGTATATCTCAATGTCTCTTTTATAGTTATCGTAATATTCTAGGTTGTACGATGTTGGATCAACAATAATGTCCATCCAGTTCAAGAAATATGTTCTCTCAACGTGTTCGGCAGATAGATAGAAATCAAATGAAACTGTCTCCGCATATGTCAATCCCTGTGCCATCTCATATGTCGGGCCATACACATTCTCGTTTGGTGATGTGCGAATATTCTTGCCAGGCATAGATGCACTGATAACTTTGAAGGATGTAAATCTGTCTCTACCAATATCTGGATTGGCCTCAAACGGTGCGATGATGACCACCTCAAATCTATTCAGATATGCTGGGCCGCTGTACTTATTGAAGTTCGCAGTAAATTCGTCTAAAAATGCCATTCTTATCCCCTCGGCTGATTTGATATGCGTCTAGAATCTGCATACACTTTTTGTTCTGTTGCTCTGACAAATCTCTGTACAGGTAACAGAACAGCAACCATCATCTCATCAGCAGTAATCACCCTAAACGGTGTCTTAACGTGATCGTACAAATATCTCTTGATTGTTGGTTTCACCAATTGATTTCTCTTGATTCTGTTCCATGTCAATCTTAGTCTTGTTCCTTCATCGAACTTATCATCACTTGCATATTCAGACATGATGTTTAGTAGTCTCATACGCATAGGTATAGATAGGTAGTGAAAGTTCAATCCCATAAATCCTTCAGTGTTTACTCCACCCAAAGGCTGTACTGGTAGAATGAGAGGGAATCTGTCATAGTATGGTAGAACATTCTTATCGTCTTTGTACTTTGGACTGTACATGAAAAAGTTCATCTGCCCCATAGACGCACGAGTAGTAATCCTACCTTCACGAATAAGTTGCCTTGGGGGAACATTACCAAGTTCCCTTACCTTCTGACGAAACCACTTGATACTTCTATCTTTGCCGCCCGTCTTTTCTAGTACACTTTCAATTATCTCTGCCATACATCTATTTATACGTTCAACCCAGATGGTCTTCAGTCAGTATCTTAAATTCCATCTTTCTGTCATTACAATATTCTATCGCTGCTTCCCACTTTGCTTTGTTCACACCCCATGTACGGACTTCTTGAACAAATCGTGGTGTTTTACGTTTTGGTTGTTTGGGAGGGCCACATTGTGCTTTGGGTTTGACTTCTATCAACATCTTCTTTACAGAACCATCTTTCTGTTTCACCTTGACATAGAAATCTGGAAAATAACGGTGGATACGACCATCCAAAGGGGAACGGTAAGGTATGATAATTTCCTCACTTCCCCATTCTAAAATACTGTCATTCCTGTCACAATAAACCATGAACTTGCGTTCCCAAAGACTTCTATAAATAATATTAGATGAATCGCCCTTGTATTTTTGTGGTTTTGACGGAATATATCTACCTCTGTATGCCATGACTATATAAATACTTTCACAATGTATAGGACTATTTAGAATGGCACTACTACCAGCAATCAACAGAAAATCAGGCCCGAGTACAGGGAGTTCTTTCCTAAGTTACCCTAGTGAACTAGGAACTATGGAGAGACATAATCACTATGTGATTTTCTATATCAACCAACAAGCCAAATCACAAGTCAAGTTTGGTGAAGGTGCATACAACAGTAACGTAGATACAAATAACGAGGCGACAACTCTTACTATCAAGAGAGCCCCGACTAAAAGACTGTCTCAAGCGATTGCACTGTATATGCCTGCACAGTTAGAAGTTGCTCATAGTGCAAACTATGGAGAACAGGAAATGGGTGCCGCAGTCGCAATAGCAATGAGTGCCTTACAAGATTCAGCTGAAGGTATTTCAATGGATGCGATTGCAAAAGAGGTTACAAAAGCTGGTGCAGACCTTATAAATGATATGGCAACAAAGGCTCTAGATGCAACAATCGCTACGGGCGCAGTTGCAGCCAGAGATATTCGTGAGGGTAAAATCAGAAACAACCGTTCAGAGATGGCGTTTGAGGGTATTGGTAGAAGAGAGTTCAACTTCTCATTCTCACTACTTCCTAAGAATGCAAGAGAAGCAAACGACATC